CTCTATGTCCTCATTTGTAAGATAATTTGATTTTAATCTAATTTCAGTTCTATCAGAAGATATATCTGAAATAAAATATTTTTGACTTATACTTGAACTTAATTCAGGTGTAATAAAATTATATACAGCATATAATTCACCTATTGAAAAACCTTTTAATATTAAATCATTACTAGGATCTAGTTCTAATGTTGTTATATCACCATTTTGAATTATTGTAGGGTCTTGACTAACTTTCCAATTACTAAAATTATAATCAGCAGATATTAAATTTAAATTATTATCGTATACAAAAAATTCTATTTTATCTTTATCAGGAGTAAAATTTCCTACAAAATTTTCACTTGGAATTATATTTTGATCAGATAACCCATAACCATCATAAAATAAAGATGATGGGTCTACTGGTATAATTGATGATGAGATAACATTCATTTATATTAAATTATTTATTATTTAAAAATTGATTAGTCAAATTATTTATTGAATTTGTATATTCTTCATTTATTTTTAAATTTTCTTGTCTTAATTGAGTTATTTCATCTAATAAAGCTTGAATTTCATCATTAATTTGACTTGAACCTATATAATCACTACTTTCTTTTACTAAAAATTGATGTGAATTACTACTTCCTAATTTAGGTATTTCATAAAAAAATTTATTATATAATATAAAAAAATCATTTATAGTAGCTAAATTTATATCAAAAAAAGTAGGATTAGGAACTTTTACTAATTGATTAAAACTAGTATCAACAGTTTGATTAAATTTTTCTTTATCAAATACTTGTTTATTTAATTTTATTTTCATTTTCCATTTATCACTTTAAATATTATATTTTCATCAAAAACTATAGTATTATCATCTATAATAGTTTTTATTAAAATAGTATAGTTTCTTTCAGGTTGCAAACCATTCATATAAACTTTAAAATAACTACTTTTATTATCAGCACTTATTTTAGTATAATTAGCATCAAAATCAATTACAAATTCATTAGTTTCAGTATCTTTTATAGCATATAATGAAACATCTTCTGGTAGGTAATAATTCTTCACATAATAAGAAGAAGTCATAAATGTTTTTACGGGATATTTAGGAGTAGCATTTATCCTAAATTTTGCAATACTTTCAGTATAATAAAATTTTAAATTATCACTCAGTGAAATTAAAGCATCTGGGGTACTTAATATCAGATTATTTGATGAACCAGTATTAAAAATGTAATCATTCCATCTAAATTCTAATTGTGGAGGATAAATAGTATTAGTATCAACAGAAAAGTATTTCATTTCTACTTGTTGATTAATATCATTTACAAATTCTTGATTTTCATATTGTCTTAATATAAAACCATAATTGTTAAAAGTATTTGTATACCAATTATTTACAATATCTGTTACATTAGAATTTATATCTAAATCAGAATAATAATTAAATGTTTGATATACTTGTGAACCAGTATACCAAACTCCACCTCCATTTGAATTAGGATTAGTGGTTAAATTATATGAACCTGTAGTTCCTGAAGGATAACTTGATGTAGTCCAAAAACTAGTAGAATTAATAGTATTTTTCCAAGAAACACCATTATCAACTTCAGGATTAACAAGAAAATATCCACTTCCCATAGCCCAAGGTTCAGATACAGCATTTATATAAACTGAAGTATCATTATTTAATCCTTTAATTAAAGCTTGAAATACTCTTAAGTAAGTATCGTATGAAGAACCTGATATAATATTATTAATTGTATTTGTTATCTCATTTTGATCAAATTGAATAAGATATCTTGAAGATTGTGGGACAGGTCCTGTTGATTGTGGATTATTTATATAAAAATTAGTAGAGGATTCAATAATTTGGTCTAATCCTGTATTCATATTAGGATAGCCAGAATATATTGCTGCGTCTTTAATAGGGAAAATTTTATATACTGCCATATTATTTTTTATTATAAAGGAACAACTTTTCCTTTTATATCTTGGTTAAAATATTTAACTTCAAAAATCATAGGATCAACAGAAGGATATATTACATTGTTTATTGTAGCACCATTTATATCATAAGCAAAATCACTATATCCTAAACTTGAGCCTGTTTTATTAATAATTTTTATATTTTTTACTGTTTGTACTCCTTCAATTTTATCCAATAATATATATAAATCTCTTAAAATTATCGGTTGATTTATTTGCCATTTATCTATTGAAAATAAATTAATCAAAGCATTAGTACAATTAATTAATACTTCACTATTATTATAATTTGGTAAAACTATAATATCATAATCAATTTCTATATTAATAATATATGCATCTTTTATATTAATACTATCATTTATTATTCTATATTCAGATAAATATGTTTTTAAATTTTGTTTTAATGCATTAGATGCTACTTTTAAATTTTTATTGTTATCATAAGATAAAATATATAAATCTAAAATTGTTGGTAATTGACCTACTCTATATTCATCTATTTTTGTAGGAACAGCATATGCTTTAGCTACAGTTCCTAAATTAGAGGGCATAGATAAAGCTCTAATTAAATAATCTTGTTGAGTTACTGTTCTTAATTGATTCTGAAAGTTTCCTAAAGCATTTAATCTTAATTCTTCAATAGTATCACCATCTGAACCCCCATCAGCTGCTTGTGGATTATTAGCTGCTACTGAATTAAATATAGTGTTGGCTAATGAGGTATTACTTAAATTTGAATTTAAAAAAGAAACTCCAGTATTATCTATATTTGTTAATACTCCTGAACTAATATTAGAATTTACACCTCCACCTGTTAGATATCTAACTGTTAGTGTTGTATAACTTGGTGCTATTCCATATGTGTTTGTAAACACAAAATTTAATGGAGAAAAAGCAGTTGTTAATTTTTCTTGTTTAAATGGTAAACCTAATCCCACATTATCTGGATTAGGAGTAATTTCTTCATCATTATCATTAACACTTCCGGCTCCAAACTGTAATTGTAAAGTATTAGAATTTAAAAAACGGGTAGCAAATCTTCTTTGAACTTGTTTTAATCTTAATAAATAAGGAGTTTCTACATCTAATGAAAAATTAGGATCGTTTGTATTTGTATTTTTTATATTATTATAAATGGTTTCTTGAGCTAAATTAGGAACTTCATACCATTTATTACCATTACTATCAGTAACATCTAAAATACCTATAATATTTGTAGCATTAATATTTCTAGTATCAAATTTTACAGGATCACTAAAAGATAAATTTATTGAATTTATAGTAGCTGAAATTGCTTTTCTTGTCTTTTTTAATAAAAAGTATGAAGGTTGGGTACCTGTAATTTGAAATACAGATATTTCAGTTGGATCTAATGAGCTACTAACTGAAAAATCAATAGAATCTTGTAATAAAAATGATACACCACTTCCATCATTAGATGTTACTGGTGTATTTTCAGCTATTTTTAATGCATAATCAAAATCTGGATATGTAGTACTACCACTTGTTTTAGCTGGTAATTGTTGATAAATATCTACATTTGTAGTTGCTACAGTAGTTACTTTTGGAGTATAACCTAATAAATAGGCTAAATTATATAAATTTTCAGTTTGACGAGCATACTGAATAAAATTTTCTTGAATTTGATTATCTAAGTAAAATGATAATACATCACCTACATAAGCAGCCATTTCAATAAACAACATACCTGTAGAGGTATCTGTAAAATCATTATAAGTATTAGGAAAATATGTTTTAGAATAATTTATCAAATCATTCCTAAAATCATTAAAATTCCTATTAGTATATCTTATATCTCTTTTTTTGTTAGCCATTATTGAATTAATATATTTAATTGGTCAGTAATTCCAAAACTTTTAATTCTATATGATAAAATAAAATTAACTGTATTTTCATCAGGAATATTATCAAAACTGATATTCATTACTTCTATTAATGGAAAATATAATGAAATATCATTACTTATTTGATATTGTAAATCATCAGTAGTTTTATCATTTATATTTTCAAATAAATATTTTCTTAAATTTGAACCAAAGTTAGGATTAAATATTCTCTCTCCTTTATTTGTTAATAAATAGTTCAATAAATTAGCTTTAATTTGATCTTTAGTTTGATAAGTAGGTACAAAAACAGCATTCCCATTTAATGGAAAACCAAAACCTACAGCTTTTCTTGCTTGTAGGTCAATTGGGAATTTATTTGCTATTATTTGTGCCATTATATATTATCGTTTCATTAAACCAAATATTTGTTCCATACTTAATTCTCCAGGAGGTAAAGTACCATTTACTGGGTCAGATGAAGCCATTGGTTTGTAAGGAACAGCATTTGTTGGAATGCTATTTGTAGTAAATGTTTCATCTAAAGAATTAAAATACTTTTCCATTAACATTTTTTTATTAGGGGAATTTGAAAGATCTAAAGATTCCTTAATAAAAGAAGTAGAATCATTTTTAGATGATTTTACTGCTTCTAATAAAATTTCCTTTAATTCTTCATTAATTGCTTCTTTTACTGATTCTTTAATAAGTTTTTTTAAAATTTCGAGTTTCATATTGCTTATAAATATTGGTTATAAAAATTTTTTATTTAAGAGATGAAATATAAGAGTCAATTCTAAATTTAGTTTCATCAATTAAAACTTTAGTAGATGAACTATATGAATATTGACCATTATCTGTATTAAATAGTACTACTCCATTTTTATTTTCTGCTTGAATTCTTCTTTGGGGAATTGAAAATTTATTATTTATATTATTTTGCAAAGTTAAAGTAAAGCCTTTATATGTTATAGGAAAATTTTCACTATCAGATGATTGAGTATTAGGTGTTAATGAAAAACCTATTTTATTTAAATAATTATTTTTTTCTTCTTCATTTAAATTAGATATTGTTTTTTCTAAACATTTTAAAATAGCATCATCTAACAATTTCAATTTTTGTAATATATTATTAATGTAATTATTTATAGTTTCTATAGCGGGGGATATAATACTAACTGGCCCTTCAAATGTTTGTAATAAAACAGATAATTTATTTAATGAATCAGATAATACCACAATAACACTTACAGGAATACCAATTCCTGGTGGAGTTGAAGTAGGAATAGGAATTGATTTTATTAATGTTATTGATGAATTTACTCCTTCTATTATTCCACTTACAGTTTGAGATGTACTTTGGATATTTTTTATATTATTTCTTACTTGAGTTAAAGCTGAATAAATATTATTTTTTTGTTGAATTATATTTTTAAGAGTTTCTTTATCAGGACATTCATTTTTAAACTTATCTAAAATTAAATTTACAGCAGTATCAAACTTAGCTGTACTTTTTACAGTGTTAGTAATACTAGATGTTATTATTTTTTCAAAACTTGACATTATTTTGTTTTACTTATTTTTGATTTAAAATTTTCAATTCTGTTTAACATTGATTCTGCTATTACTTGTAATTCAGTTGCTGCAGTACCAACATCTATATTTGGAACAAATGGAGTAGTAGTTCCTACTGATGGTAAAGCTATAGATAATTCTATTATTTTAGTTAATAATTGAGACATATCTGATAAAAAAGTATCTCCTAAAATTATAGATTCAGTAGCTTCTTTTCCTCCTAATAAAACACTAGGCGAATTTACAATAAATTTTTTAGTATCAATATTAACAGATTCTTGTGAATTTAGATTTATTGTTTTTTTAGAACTTAATAATATTGAATCATTTTTAGAATTAAACAATAAACGACCTGAATTTAATATTATTTGTTCACCTATAAATTTATCTGTAGATATTGGGGAATTTGTATATGAATTATAATTATTACTTGAAACTTCAATTGGAATACTTTGTGTAGAAGTTAAATAGATACTTGATTTATCTTTATTAATATCTTCTACTTGTGGAATCCATGCATCTTTTCCATCATCGTATTGGCCATTTTTTATTATAATTAAAGGATCTCCATCAGTACCTGATTTTGACCAAGGATTAAATATATTACTATTTTTTACAGTACTTCCAAATCGTATGTTTTGCCCCCATCTTCCTTCATATATTATATCACCATCAAAAGGTTGAATATTTTTTATATTTATTTTTTCTTTAAAAGTATTTCCTAAATTAATTTCAGTACTATTATCAGTAACACGTCTTACTGTTCCTATTTCAGTTTGTAAGTAATCATGTTGTTGAGAAATAGGAATACTATTTCCATTTATTGGGTCAGGTATAGCGTTATGGTGAACACTATTCCAAATATTAACAGGTTGAAAATAATAATAATTGATACTATTTACATCACCTTGTATTTCACTACTAGGAAGTGATATAATATAAACTATTTCATTTTTTAATGGAAATAATTTATTGTTAGGAAACAAAGGTTTGGCAAAATTATCTGTTACTAAACTATTATCAGGATTTGGATTATTAATTCTTGAAAAAAATAAAGACCCTATAGATGACCATTCACCATATTTTTTAAATATATTTGGTTCTGTTTTATCATCTAGAATAACATATCTTACTCTAGCAGAAAATATTTCATTCTTAAAACTTGAGTTATTAGAATTATCACTAACTAATGAATTTAAACCTGAGAGAATCTTAGGCATTATTTTGGATTAAATTTTTTAATTTCTGATAATAATTGTTCTTTTTCAGAATCAGATATTTCTAAACCATTATCATTTTCTTGATTTTGTAAAATTCGTTGAATAATTGTTGCCATCTTTATCAATTGTTCATCGTTTTTTACTCCTATTTCCATGTATTCTTTTATCAGAGGTACAATTAAAGTTGCATCTCCTATTTCATTAACTAATGGTTTTAATTCTCCTATTAAAGCTGATATTTGTGATTTTTGTTTCTTTTGGTTATTATAAATTTCTTCTAAAATATCAGAAAATTTTTTATCTTTAAATATTATTGAATCTAATTGTCCCATATTTTTATTTATAAATATAAATTCATATTAACTTTTTGATGAAAAATATCCATTTTTTAAATAAAACATGTACTTCTCATCAAATATTTTTTTAAGAATATTAGCTACTTTAGTTATTTTTGGAGTTTTAGCATTTATCATTTCTCTAATGTAAATATAAAGTGCTTTTTTATTAAATAAATCTAAATTTTCTCTTTTTCTAAAAATCTCTAAAATACAATCAGCTATTTGAGCATCTATTTCTTTTGGAAAAATTTTATAAATATTATTTGTGCAATAATTTATATATTCATCCATAAATAAAGATAATCTATCATTATTAGAATATCCTTCTTCATATAATTCATCACCTATAAATTCATCTATTTCAACTTGAATAGATTTATTTGAAACATGACTTACAAATTCATTATCTTCTGAATCAGAATAATCATTAAATACATCTAATGAAATACTACTTTTATTTATTTTATTTAAATAATTCTTTTTATTATAAAGAATTAACCAACGTTTTACTGCAGTTCCAAAATATGAATATGCTTTAGAACCTCTACTAGGATCAAATAAATGAATTTTACTTAATAAGAATATAATTATTTCATGCTGTAAATCAGTTAAATTTTCTACTTCTGTATGGTAAAATTTAAAAGTATGAATTATATTTTCTGTTAATTTGAAAAATGGATAGTGGATACTTTTTTCATAAATAAGATTTTTTTCAAAAGGATCTTTTGTATTGTTATAAAGCACAATAGCATCTTCTGTATCCTTAGTAAAATAATTTTTACTAATATTACTTTTTTTATTCCTCTTAATTATATTATCCATTCTTTTAAATTTTTCTTACCTTAAAATCATTAAGAATCTCTTGTATTTTTTTAACTTGTTCAAAGAAAAATCCAATTTCATCATCACTTTTAAAAATTCCTCTTGTATCTAATTTTTTTAATTTATCATCTGAAATTTCTATTACACGGGATAATTTATCTAAATATTCCATGTATGAGATAATTAAATCTTCAGATTTTTCTTGTTTCTTTAATAAATTATAATTAGAATAAGATAATAGTATTAAAAGAACTAAAAATATAGGTAATAATATTATTGTTATCATAGGTTATCTAAAAAGGTTTTAAGACTTTCACTCTTTAATGTACTTAACGCGCGTTCTTTTAAAAGCATTTTTTTACCGGCTGGTTTGGTGACATCTAAATTATAATGCTTATTTTGCGCTGGTTTTGCGCTAATTTCGTGCTTAAATTTAGGCGTCCATTCATTTTCAAATTCAATTCTTGAAGCCATTAAATCTGCTTGGTGAATAATATAAGGTAAACAAGTACGTGGTTTTTGTTCAGGTAAAAAATTTGCAAGATATTTTTTATTTCCTTCATCATATAAACCATCATGAGTTTGGATTGCTATCATTTCATTAAATGAATATTTAATATCATTTTGTTGAAGTAAAAACAAACCACGGTCTGGAACAGAAGCAAATGGTAATTTATTATTAAACATATAATTTTCACCTAATTTTTCTTTCCTCCATTGATCAGTTTGAGGAATAAATGCTTCATATAATTCATCACCAATTTTACCTAAATCATGGTTTATGGCTGAGAATAATAATTCTTCAAATGTATAACTATCAGTATCTGCACCCATTTTAGTCCATAATTCATTTAATAGAACAGCACATTCACTTACCCTAAGAACATGATCAATATATCCTCCTGGAAATGCATTATGATATTCCTTTTTATGTGATGCTGGCATTAATATTATTCTATCTTTATATTTAGAATAAAAATTTTGTAATGATGTTTTTCTAGGTTCTTCAAATATTGCGAATAAATCCATAAATTTATCCCAATTAAATTGAATTTGTTCAGCTGTAATATCCATATTAAAAATTATTTTTTTATTAATCAATTTTATTCAATTCAGAAGGTCCTAGAGGTTCTCTTTCTATATAGGCTTTTAAGTCAGATAATATTTCTTCAGAATCTTTAATTTTAGATACAAAATCTTCTATTTTACCTCCTCTGGTACATAAAAAATGTAATGTTTTAAAATTACCTTCTAATTGTTCTATTCTACGAATAATAAGGTTTCTATTTTTCATTTGATTTAATTTTTTGAGTAATATAATAAAAAAAATTAGATAGTCAAATATTATGACATCTAATATATTATTTCTGGAATATTAATAATATTCTGTTATTTCACATCTGTCACCTATCCACCGTCATTTCGTCATTTCGTCATTTCGTCATTTCGTCATTTCGTCATTCATCCTATC